CCTTGCGTCAACCCCCATTGTAACAATTTTTTCATTCGACTTATTGAATTCCAGTGCGAAATCGTCCGAATTTCTTTTAAAACACAAATATAATGATTGTGCCACAATTGTAATTTACAAATCGGATACACATATTTTACAGAGAAAATAATGCTATTTATATTATGCCTGTATTATGTAATGATTCGCACACATATCTAATTTCCTCCAGCTATATTACTGAATACAAAAGACTCTAAATAATTCTCTTGGAATATCTCTCTTTTATTTTCATGTTTTTTGGTAAATATATAGGAATCGTTTGATTTTTTTACTGTCCAGCCTTTTTCTAAAGCATTTGCGATGAATATCATCTTTTGTATTTGTTTCTTATCCAATTGAGATATGGTTGGTATCTCAATGGGTCCCTGACTGGACATGAGTTATATATATTTAATTTATATACGTTTTTTTGTATATACACGCATAGGGGAAACCAAAGTTTCCCATATAACCCCATCCTTTTTTCTTATATGAGTAAGAAGTTTCATTTCAGATAGGCACGCGAAATGAAGATGTAAGAACTTATATTTAAGGTATACAATTGAAAAGAAGGGACTCCGAAGGAACCCGAAGGTTACCTTGGTTCCCCCTCCTTATATAAACCCTCGGAAAACACATATAAAAAACTAATGAGACTATTTGTATATTATACCCAACATTTTCATGACATCTCAGCAAAATAAAAAGTTGGCAGCCAAGCCCGCTTTATTATCCATAGACGAAAAACACACTGAAATGTTAAACCAATTCAGCGTCATAGAAAACGAAACCATACCTGCCTTAGTCGAAGAAAAAAACAAATTAAAAGCCCAGATTTCTACTCTAAAAGAGAACCAGATAGATGTATATCTCGAAATCCGCGATAAAATATACGCCATTCAAGATAAAATCCGCTCCCTCCGAACCCAAAAAAAGCAATATCTATTGGATAATTCCAAATATATCTTCCAATATTTCGAGGATAAAAAGCAAATATCGGCCGGCGGGGCGAGCACTACCGTAAAAAACGTGACGGTTCTCAATTCGTTCTTTAAAATCAAGGCAAAATCCGACACTTCATCGGACTTGAACAGCGAAAAATACGTTCAGGCCAAACAAGCCTATCAAAACTATTGGCGAAACGTAAATCGAGAACTAAACAGCATACAGGACTTTATTGTAACCACCGATATATGCGAAAGTTGTAAAAGCGGAGAACTCATTCCGCAAGATGAGGAGGGTATTCTTATTTGTAATAATATGGCATGTGGGAAATTTATTTCGTATATCGTGGACAATTCCAAGCCGACGAATAAAGAGCCACCGAACGAAGTATCCTATACGGCATATATCCGGCTTAACCATTTCAAAGAGATATTATCGCAATTTCAAGCCAAGGAAACGACTCAGATTCCGGAAGAGGTCATTGACGCCATTAAAGCGAGAATTAAAAAGGAACGTATTGAGGATATGTCTCTTATCAATTATGATAAAATGCGCGAGATATTACGCAAGTTGGGGCTCAACAAATATTTCGAGCATATCCAATATATTAATTCGCTTTTTGGTATTAAACCGCCGATCATGAACGAGGAATTACATGAGACTTTATGTGTGCTTTTTATTGAGATACAACAGCCATGGGCGGTTCATTGTCCCGCGAATCGGACGAATTTCTTTAACTATACGTATACTCTTTATCAGCTCTGTGTGCTGTTAGACCAAACCCAATATTTACCGTATATTCCTATGATGAAAGATAGAGAAAAGCAGCTGGAGCAGGATATGATATGGAAAAAGGTATGTAATGATTTAGATTGGGAGTTTTTTCCCACGGTGTAGGGGAACCAAGGTAGAATTGATTCTGGTGTTTTCCTTATATATTTGGTTGATTATGTCAATGAAATATATAATTATACTATAACCAAATGGGTAATACATCATCTGCCCCCAAAAAAAATAACACAGAACAAAATGGTATTGAAATAGATGAACGACCTTCTCACTCAGAAGACTTTTCTGATGAACCGGACGAAGAGTCCACAGAAGAAGGCAGCGAGTTTTACGAGGTTAATCTCGACGACGGCTCTGGTAAATTCAACTCTGATTTCGTCAATGATAATTTTCGTAGGTTATTGGCTCTAGTAAAGGCTAATAATAAAGCCGACCTGATTATACTTCTAGACTCCCAATTTAAACATGCTCTCAATATGACACAAGACCAAATATCGGCAATCGTAAATAAATATGACGAAGCTGGAAAAACCCCGATACAATATTCTTTAGAGCAAGGGCATCACGATATCACTCGACTTTTATTAGAAAACGGTGCCAAGTTAAAATATGTTACTGATTATCTACAGCCCATTCTGTTTAATGCCATTATAACCAAATCTATGTCCGACCCCGTATTAAAATGGATAGAAACCTATATTCCCGCTAACCTACATACGGCGTTTTATAATACGATATTCACAAGCCCCTACCAAATCGAAGGCGGTGCCAAAATTGGCGGACGCATTTCTCTTTTACATCTGGCCGCGGGTGTAGGAAACTACGCCGCCACAAAATATCTATTATCCAAAGGGGCGGATATTAACCTAAAAAACAATGAAGGCAATACTCCGTTACATTACGCCGTTTTCCCTTATGACCAAAAATGCAAATTTATTACTTTAAATACCCTTTTAGAAAATGGGGCGAATATAGATGCCCAAAATGAGTCCGGCATGACACCCCTTCATTTATTTGCTTTGAAAACCACCGCCGACGCAGATAATTTGATGTGTTTTCATGTATTAATCTCTCATTTAACTAGTATTTCGTCGCTTAATATAAAAGATAAAGCAGAAAAAACCCCGCGCGATTATTGCTGGTCGGATACACAAGTATGTAGTTTATTAAATAAATTGGCGGTAATAAAACCAGCGTATTCAAAAGAGGATAATGTGGCTTTTGATAAAAAGCGAAAATGCTCTATTCGAATAAGAAACGCGAAAATTAAGACCAATCTACGCGAGTTGAAAGATCAGTTAACCAAATTGGAATTGGAACGTGACGTTGGTACAAGGAACGGTACAAGGAACGGTACAAGTAGTCCTTTGGAACGACATAAAATTACAGAGCGTATAGAAAAATTAAAGAAAGAAATAATGTATGTCGAATTCAAATCTCTTCCTTTGGGTCAATATGAACCTCAGTGCCAAATCGCCGAGGAGGGGGTTAAAGACGTTGGTGTGTTTGACCCGAATAACGAAATAATTCAATCTATGGCGCGTCTCGTCGATGCGAATGCTACTATGATAAAGGCTGCTGTTGATTTACCCAAGGATATAAAACCGTCAGATTCTGAAGAGCTTATGGCGCATAGAGATTCTGTATCTGCCAGTGAAGAAGAATTACAAGATACCATTGCCAGAAGCGCGGCTATTCCGATTGCGCCTTTATCTACGGAACTTAGCACAGCTACGGAACTTAGCACAGCTACGGAACTTAGCACAGCTACGGAACTTAGCACAGCTACGGAACCTAGCGCAGCTACGGAACCTAGCACAGCTACGGTACTTAGTCCGTCTCTCCAGCCATCTGTTGATAGTCGTCAATTAAGTCCCGAACTCACCACAGGTAACGAGAGAATGGATTCCGATTTGGCACCTACTTCGTCTGTCGCTTCAGTTCCTAATCAATCTGTAATGTTATCTGGAATAAAAGAAGCTATAAATAAAGAACACGAAAACAAATTGAACGCCGCTCAATTAAAGCTATCCAAATTCGAAGAAGAATTGGCGATATTAAATAGACGCATTGCCGAAAAGAAAGCTTTAGAAGTGCAGGCCAGCGAAGAAAAGGCTAGGTTACAAGCCAAAGCAGTGGAAGAGGCTAAAGTGTTGGAAGAAGAGAAAAAACAGGAAAGGCTTAATCTTATGACGTCGATAGCAAACGCTGCCAATGAACGTATATCCAGAGTAAAAGCTGAAGAGGAAGCCAGAGTAAAAGCGGAAGAGGAAGCCAGAGTAAAAGCGGAAGAGGAAGCCAGAGTAAAAGCGGAAGAGGAAGCCAGAGTAAAAGCGTCGGCCCAAGCGAATATGGAAGCCAAAGTAAATTTGTTACTCAATGAGGAAGCCAAATTAAAAGCGTCAGAGCAAATATTAAGACAAGCGAAAGTTGAACTGTCAAAACAAGCGGAAGAGGAAGTCAAAGTAAATTTGTTACTCGAAGAGGAAGCCAAATTAAAAGCATCAGCGCAATCATTAACACAAGCTAAACCCGGAGAGATAAAACAATCGGAAGAAGAGACAAAAACACAAGAAGAAGAGACAAAAACACAAGAAGAAGAGACAAAAACACAAGAAGAACAAAACGAAAATGTTACCCCAGAGGACATACGTGCCAAAATAAATATCGTTATTGCCTCTGCTGATTTACTCATTCATATGACAGACCCCTATAAAGAACGAATAAAGGCGACCAAAAATGCGTTATTAACCCAGCCAGAACTTCGCGAAAAATACGCCAAATATAATAAACATACCCGAGAAAAACAAAACGAAGCGCTTTTATTATTGGAGGCGAAGCATGGGGCACTCGACGGCTCGCCCTTTGGACTCGTGGTTATCTATAAAGATTTATTTTTAACTGCCGAAGAAATCAATGCGTTTGTTAACGTATCTGACAAAAAGACTTTGCGAAAAAGTAAAATACTTTTGGATAGGTATGTTATTAAAATGGCACTATTATTATCCAGCGAAAATGTGTTTATATTTGAACATATGATAAATTATTCGCCGAAATTTAATTTGGACTATAGCCAAAGCAACGCGTGGAATGTAATACAGGAAAGGGTCAACATGAACCCTGATTTTCTAGCGGGAGACGATACGGAAACAGTTAGGTTAAAAACGGTGTTTTGGAATAAATTAGACAGGTTCACTGTCAGCGTCTCGAAATAAACCCCCTCTTTTAACGGGGGTCTTTTCAAACCCACTATTTTGATACTTATTCAAGTAACAAAATATATTGACAATAAGGTCTATTCTATAAAGGGGTAAGGGTTACCTTTTTAAGCGGCAATCCTGAGTCCACCCGCTACCGCGCTACCTAAGGTAAAGCCGGCACCTCCGCGGGCAGAGTTGCCCATGGAAGGAATGAATACATCAAGGATGCTGAACGTGGCGGCGGCAGTTAAGGCAATAATAATGATTTCCTCTACATTTAATGCCTTCTTGGGGATGATAATGGCGCAAATGGCTACGGCGAGACCCTCTACTAAGTATTTGATGGCGCGTTTAAGAAGTTCAGTTACGTCAACCATTACAATATGATTGTATACTATAATCAAACAAAATAATATATTTGGACACCGAAGATTCCTCTAAGTGAGTCCTTTTCTCAATACATTTTGAATCCGCCTATTAACTCCGAAATAATATGTCTCTCTAAAAACACTTAAACAAAAAAAGTTATGCTACTCTATAAATTGATATTTCTCTAAATGTCGGCATTCGAGCGTAAACTTCTACCCAACGGCCAACCCAATCCTAAATACGTCGACTTATGTGACGAGGACCCCCCGATTGCCGGTCAAAAATTCGCCTGCCTCTCCTTCGTCTCTCCCGAAAAGATTTTAAAGCGCCGTGAACTCTACTTATTCGAGCAATTCGTCAAGCAATGGGATTTTACTAAATCCGCCGAGAAGTTTTTAGAGTTTATCCATTTCCTTTCCTATAAGTATAACTTGAATGTCGAGAACGCGATTAGCGACTATAACGATTTTATCAAGGAGGAGGGCGATAAATTGAAGCAAAACACGGTGGTCGATGATTTTAATAATTTTATGGATAGGAACGAAGATAAGCTAAACGAAAGGTTTAATAAGGAAAATGATTTCCAGACGTCGGTGCGCGGATTGAAGATTCGCGGTGTATATCCCACCCAAGAAGAGGCGCAAAATAAATGCGTGGCGTTGCGTAAGACGGACCCGAATCACGATATTTTTGTTGGGCCTGTGGGTGTGTGGATGCCATGGGACCCCGATGCGTATAAGACGGGCAAGGTGGAGTTTATGGAGGACGAGTTGAATAAGTTACATGAAGAGAAGATTAAGAATGAGGCGCTCGCTAAGCAGGAGTTTGATAAGCGCGTCATGGAGACGAAACGTAAGGCTATTGAGGAGAATGTGAAGAAGGCGCAGAAGAGCGGCAATGTGCTTACGCAGACGATTGATGAAGAGGGTAATTTGATTGGCGTGAAGGAGACGGTCAATTTCGAGGAGCGCGAGGCGGCCGACGAGAAGAAGACGGAAGAGTATAATGCCGAGTTGGTCAAGGCAAATTCGGACTCGACGGTTTAATTACACCCGCCCTTTGTAATATAATTTGGAAAATATATAAACGTAATATGGATTATATATTTAGCCCATGACGACCCAGGATTTCTTTGTAAATACTTCATATCCTACCGTAAATTTTGATAAAGAATTCGAAATCCCCGAAAGGACTCACAATGCCTTGCTCCCCTCTATTTATGTCCCATTCTCATTTAACTTCTCAGAGGAAGACAAGAAAACGATTCTCATGCCACCGACTTTCTCAATCAATACTTTTGGTAGAATCCTATTAAAGCAAAATTATACTGATAAAGATGTTATTTATTATTCAGGCGGCGACCGAAGCCAGCTTTTGGAAACTATATTTAAGAATGAAAAGACTACCGACTTTTTCGATAGATTACTCATGGCAACTGTCTATTTTTTCGTATCCAATCCACTTTTACAATGCCCGCGTCAAAAATTCGGGTATTTGGAAACGGTCAAATCCAACCTATTTTATTCGGAGGAGAATAAGCGCCGGTTTATTATGGCGTTCGAATCCGCCCAGCGACAATATCATATCTTATTGAGATTTATAAATAAGTTACGGTTGCGTCGGTCTGTTCTACGTATCCAAACCGATTTGATTTTAAATCCGATTAGCGAATCGCATCGAAACGTGGTTGCCGTCCATCATAACGGTAATAAATATTTATTTACTATTATGGATATTACGAAAATCATTGAAAATTCGATTCTGAATTCCGCTCATATGGTTTCTTCGCCGATTGCCGTTAAAAATCCTTACAATAATATACCTTTTACTAAGTCGTCCCTATATAATTTATATTTTCAAATCAAATCGCGGGATTTCATATTATCACCTGCGTTTCATAACTATTTCCTATGTAATTTTAATCTCAAGCGTTTTAAACTAGAAAACGAAGTCTTGATACGCGATGAAGCCATATCTCGTTATTTATCGAGCAGTTGTATAAATACTCTGACGAAAGAGGTGCGCGCCATGATCAAGTGGTATAATGGTAGGTGCGAAGAAGGTTATTCCATGAACGTGAATAAGGATTACCCGAAAGAGAAATTGGTTGCGGCCATGAAACCTTATTTGGCGCACTATTTTAAGCACGTATTTTCTTTGGATTTAAATGCGCAATATTATAACGAATATCGTCTGGAAGAAAAGTTACATCAGTTTGTTCGTAGATACCCGCTGTTCGGATGTAAAATCAGGAAGCGTATCGAGGGGACGAATCGATGGAAGATTTCGTATCATGATGCGGGGCGCATATTTAAACGCGATGTAAATATTTATAAGCACTTTGATACGTCTCATTTAGAGTATGAGACGAGTTCGGAGGAAGACGAGGAGGACGGCCCAAGACAAAGACCAGAAGATTTTATTTCTGTCTATGCCAATGAGTCGGCCGCCAATCGTATAATTCGTCACGATATCGCCGAAAATGTAATAACGAATGAACTGGTTATTAATTTAACCCAAGAGCAGATTGTGGATTTTGCTTCGCCAGAGGATGCTAGGACTAGGTCGCCTTCATATGAAGAGGCCGAGTCCGTTTTATCTGACGACGATGATAGTAGTAGTGAGAGCGAGTCCATTTTTGATTTACGCGATGACTTTGTAGACGAAGAAGAGTCAGAGTAGGGTGCCGACTGAAACCCTTTTTATTGAGCGCATGACCATAACGTATGTTATGACCATGTTTACTTTATTATTTTTTACTCAAAATAATAAATTGTGAGTGTTGTTTTTATGCGTTGGCTGTGGCATAATAATAGTCATTATCAAAAATGGTCTTGTTTTTTATACTCCTACTCATTTTGGCAGCGCTCATTTTCTCCGCCTCCGCCGCTTTGGCAATAGTATCCCATGTTCCTATACGGTGGTCATTATTCACCATTCGCTTCTCCACCTTTTTCCCAGTGCTAGACGTAATATTCTTGGGTCGTTGCTCATCACTTCTTAACGAAAGTCCATAGTAGCCTTCATTCGCCCCTACATCCGTCCAAACCGTTGCCTTAAGAGCATACTCGCAGTCGTTCAAGTAATCCTTCAAATCTTTCATATCGGATTCCAAACATGGCCTATCCAGGCTCCTTTTCCAGCGTTGGTATTCGGTCAATAGTGTAGAGTTCAGGATTTTACCGTTGGGAGAAAACCTACATACTTGGAATAAGAAGTCTTCGGTATCGTTATTCACGCGTTTCTTCTTATAATTAATTTCTTTTAATTGAACACCGACATAACCATGGACGAGTTGATTTTGGTCTTGTTTCGATAACCGCGCGTGCTTGAACCTCGTATCGAGATAATTTTTCAATGCGTGGAATGTCTCCTTCTTCGGTTTCGTCTTACACCAAATACGAAATTGGCCTTCCATGTTCGTCGATGACTCTTCAACATCGGACCTGACAATACACATTGCGTCGATAAACTCGGCGAACTTTTTGGTTTGCTCGTCCTCCGGCAATAACGTATTTTGGTAGACAGATTGTGTTTCTTCGGCGTGTCTTAATATGGACGTCTTTTGGCTATCCATGATGGCCTTCATCTCGTTCATTTCGATGGTTTGTTTCGTGATGGTGGCATTTTGTTGTTCGATTTGCTCTTTGAGGACGCGGTTTTCTTGTTGTAGTTCGTCGTTTTCCTTCATGATTCGGTTGAAGTTATCGATACTATACGTCTTAGAATGGATAATGTCCTTGATATATTTGGTGAGCTTTTCAATAGTGAAATAAGTGGCGTCATAGGCTATGATTTCGGTTTTCACTTTACAATCTACGGAGATGGTGCGGATTTGGCGCTTGATTTTGGGGTAGGCCTTGATGAGATTTTCGATTTCGACCTTGTTTTGGACGCGGAAGGCGGCGGTCAAAATGAAGTTGTCGTATACCTTGCGGTGATTTTGGACGCGGGTTGCCAAGTCGTTCGTATGGCCGAACTTGATGAGGTTTTCTTTGGCTGCGTTGGCGTTATCGATGGTGCCGAAATAGACGCACTCGGTGTTTACGGGGAATTGGGCGATAATGGCCTGCTCTACGGCGCGCTGCTTTTCTTTCTTCGTTTTTATAATAGCGTTTTCTTTTTCTGCTATGATAGTATCTTTCTGTTCTAATTGGAGACGCAATTCGTCAGTTTCTTCTTCTATGGTTTGGTGTAGCACTTCTTCCATTTTCATATAGTATTCGTGAATTTCGGCGGCCTTTTTGGTCTGGGCCTTCAAGCATAGAGATTTGAAGCATTTGATAGTCATTTTAATAATCTGGCGATTTTGGCCACCATACTGTTTAGGTTTTGGCGAATCTTCTTGAGGTGAAGAAGGGGGTGACGTTTCGGGCGTGACTATTTTATAATCTACATCAATGTTAAAATTACTTTCTAATGTCCTTATTGCGGTAAATTTTGCGGCAAATCCTAGCCATTTCCATATATCGTCCAAATCGACCACAAAATCTATATTCTTATCATAATTTAAATAGCAATAAAAACTGCTTACAAATAACTTCTGTTCAAAACCAGTAAAGGTTTCTTTTATTTTTAACAATAACTTATTGTTATAATCGCTAGATAGCCGAGTAATAGGGTTCTGTTCAATAAGATTAACGATGTTCAGCTCGTTCATCTTATTATAATTAAACTTGGCGTATTGCCTTTAAGTCCTTTTTTCGCTTATTACTTAAATTATTATTTTCGGAAAAAGCGAGTTTATGTTTTAGGCGCGAATAATACGGCATTTATTTCCTTTAAAACGTTGGATAAATCAAATGAACTAGTGTTTGGATTGTATCTAATTATTTTGTTTCCTAATGATTTTATGTAATCCTCTCTAATTTTCTCTAGTATTGGGTTTCTATCTTCGTGGTTATTTTCGTCGCATTCAACGACCAATTTATAATCAATGAAGTATAAATCCGCTCTGTATTTTCCGAATGCGTATTGCCGTTTTACATTTAAGATGTTATTATAAGAGTTTTCGATAAACCCTATAGTTTGATTTTCTATACACATTCCAATATTTACGTATTTCATTTGGTCACTTAAGTTCACAATATATCTATTGCGTAAATTAAATGTATTTTTCAATAGTTCGAATGCTTCTTCCGTGAGTTTATATGCGATTTTATTATGCCCTCCGTATTGTTTTTCTTTCAAAGAAGCTTTTTCGACTATATAATGGATATTTTCTCTATAATTTTTCTTTAAATGGTCTACTATATTAGTCTTTTGTTTTGTTAAATATAATAAGTCGTCCAAATCCTTGGTAAATTTGCTCATATTATAATTTATATTGGAATACTCTCTTTAAGTCATTTTTGCGCTTATTATTTTAATAATCGGTTTTATGAAAGCGGGTTGGGTGCGTTATTCTGCTATATAATTTATTGAAATATGCTCGCCATAATAGACGAATTGGGTGGTTTAAGAAAAGAATACTTGTAACTTTCGAATAACTTATTTCAAAACTAGGTATAATATTATAAATATTGGTTTGGGCAAATCCAAAGAAAGATGTCTTTCCATTATGCTTTGGTAGTTTTCATCCAAATTATAAAAAATGAACTCTCAGGTAGGAAACGTGGAAATTATTTCAAAAACCGCTTTCGAAAACTGAAATCGGGGTGTCATACCATTATGCTTTGATATTTTTCGCCCAAATTATAAAAATAAACTCTCGGGTAGGAAACATGGAAATTATTTCAAAACTCGCTTCACCCAAATGTGAAGTAAGTTTCGCTCCATTATGCTTTGGTAATTTTCGTCCAAATTATCAAAACGGTTTCTCAGTAAGGACACCTCCTCCTCACCATTTATTCTTCTTCACATTTATCGCCGGCCCGCTCCTCTTCTTAGCTTTACTCGGGTCATATGCTTCGTCTTCGTCGTCGGACCCCATATTTTTCGAAATTTCCCAGAATTCTTTAGCTCCCAACCTGAAATTGGGGTGGTCTTGTGCCTTATACCAGAATATTTGGTCATTTAATTTATTGGACTTTGCGTTATTATTTATGACCAAACACTCAAAATTCTCGGTTGTCTGGTCCATGACAGCACAAAAGGACTCGAGAGTGGGAAACATACTCGCATAATTCTCCCAGATTCTTTTGCGATTTGCCAAATATGGTTCACGGAGAATAAAAACGTAGTCGATATTGGTGCGGAGATTTGGAGGAATGCCTAACGGATATTGCATTGTGATGATTAGCATGACCTTCCAATGCCTACCATTCATAAATAGTAGACGCATCATCTTATCGCGTGTCCATGATTGGTCATACAAGCAATCATCTAAAATAACGAAAGTCCTGGGGTCGATGGTAGTTCTATGATAGGTTTCAATCTCCTTATTGACCTGTTTTAATACCATTTTCTGTCTCCTTAAAACGTTCTCGATTAACACGGTATTATACTCGTCGTGAATAAACAATTTCGGAACATGGGATGAATAAAAGCCGTTGCCTGCCTCAGTCCCCGAAATAACGGTCCCGATAGGGACGTCTTGATGATAAAATAATAAATCTCTTACTAAATAAGACTTACCTGTATCACGGCGACCAATGAGAACCACGACAGGGCCTTTGTTTTCGTCGGGCTTAAATGTAATCGAACGCATATCAAACTTTTTCAGCTCCAATGTCATTTAGAAACTAATATAGTATAGGAATATTTGGTCTACACGTAATCCTACGAAGCAGGGAACCTACGGTTCCCTTGCGAACCCTCCCTTTTCTGGACAGGATTCACAATATTCCCTTTATGAATGAGCTCGCGAGGAACTCAAAGATAACTTACAGTTTCCTCAAAGGTTGATGTCGAGAAGCGGTCTCTGATCCCTCGTTCGTAGACATATAATTTAATATACAAATGACTTATACTCTTCATGACCTTTCTTCAATATACGACACCGCCATCTTTAGACATTTCTACTTTGGAAAAGGATTATGTATCCAACGAAGAAGAGGCAGACCATTCTTATAATCCCTTCCGACTCGAGAACTTTCAGAGGTATCAACCTATTTATAGTAAGTTTTTCGCGTTGACCGAAACCAATTACAACGAAGTAGCACTAAACCATAAATTTCATATTCGCGATATGAGCACGGTTCTCGATTTAGCTGAGAATAAAACCCAAACCCACCCTATTTTTATCAAATACTCCCCCTTATTGGACCCCCTCCGCTATTTAATCGGGAAATATTCTTCTTCCGATAAAACCATTCGTGTGTTACCTAGTCTGAGTTCCGCAGGAAGCCACCCAAAACTAACGGACTCTAATAACGCCTCTTATACCGATAATTTCTTCTCTTTCCTCACAAGTAAATTATTAAACGAACATGGTATGGTAAACTGTATAGACTATTATGGGTCTTATTTAGGTGTCCAAAACAAATTCAAGATGAACATCGCCGACGATTTGGATTATTTAATGGGGTCCACTTACTTTATCGAAAATAAAAATAAAGTATACTCCATGAATACCGCGAATGAAGACGAATTCGCCAATTTTGGCTCAAGAACCAACAAACAGAGATTACGTATTTCATCCTCGGATATACATAACATATCCATCACGAATCTTTCGGTAGAGGAAATGGATGTATCATGTGATTTAGAAGCCGAAGAAATCGTGTATGAAAATAACAAGGATGGGACTAGCGCAAGTGAAAGTGAAAGCGATTCCGAGTCAAGTGCTAGCGATAGCGGGGCCAGTGAAGAGTCCAGTGATAGCGAGTCCAGTGATAATGAAGAAGGGTCCTGCGATAACTCTGATGAAAATAAGTCTGGTTCCAATAGTGGAAGCGAAGGGTCATGGGAAACCGAATCAGAGGAAGACAACGTTTCCAGTATGTCGGATAGTTATAGCGAGGACATAAAAAATGTATATATTCACGACTTCCCCGTCCAACTCATCTGTCTAGAAAAATGCGACGGAACACTAGACGAACTATTCGTTCAATATAAGTTAACATGTGAACAAGGCATCGCCGCACTAACGCAAGTAATTATGACCCTTCTTATGCTACAAAAATGCTTCCATTTCACACATAATGATTTACATACGAATAATATTATGTATGTGAACACGGACGTAGAATTCCTATATTATAAATACAATAGGCAAGTATACAAGGTCCCTACGTATGGCAGGATATTTAAACTCATCGATTTCGGCCGCTCCATATATAAGTTCCAAGGACATACCTTTTGTAGCGATAGTTTCGCCCCAGGCGGCGACGCAGCCACTCAATACAACTGTGAGCCTTATATGAACGACAACAAGCCGCGCATAGACCCCAATTATAGTTTCGATTTATGTAGATTAGGGTCGTCTATCTATGATTTTATCATAGATGAGGATATGCCAGCGAAATCCTACGATGATTTACAGAAGGTCATTGATTATTGGTGTATGGATGATGCCGATAAGAATGTGTTGTATAAAAAAAATGGCGATGAGCGTTATCCTGGATTTAAATTATATAAGATGATAGCGCGTAATGTTCATCGACATACTCCCGAGGCTCAATTAGAAATGCCCATTTTTAGTGAGTTTTTGACAAATGCGCCAGGCGAAGTGGTTATGGATATTGATGCTTTGCCTGTTTACGCATGAAAACAAACATCATACTTATGACGCAAATTAAGTAGTTGTTTTTGCCTCTCTTCAGCCCAGTTTACTCTATCTCGATTCCTGTCTGGATGATACTTCATAGACATCTTGCGAAACGTTTTATCGTTATTATTATGATATTGTTGTAATGTCATAATATATTCTTTTTCCAAAGAGTCCATAATAATATTTGACACCGGTATACTTTCCATAGTTTCGCGGTAGTATTCTCTCTCTTTTTGTTTTTTACTATCTTCTTGTTTTTTACTCTCTTCTTGTTTTTTCTTTTCTTCTTGTTTTTTTCTCTCTTTTTGTTTTTTCTTTTCTTCTTGTTTTTTCTTTTCTTCTCTCTCTTCTCTCTCTATCTTTTTCTTCTGCTTTTTTTGGTGACGTTCGAATTGACGCAGTTTGAGGTTTTCCCTTTCTTTCTGTAACTTTTCCAATGTAACCCGTTCATGTTCTTTCTCATCCTCGGTTTTATACGTTGGGTCTATAATGCGCCTATAGAAAGTCTCTCTCTCTATTTTCTCATCTTCTTCACTAGTTCTATCGGTCTTATTCTTTAATCTATCGATTTCACGTAGCTTCTTCTCTGCCTTGCGAATATTGTCAGAGCAAGAAAATGATGCCATTTTTGATAATAAAGTGTAGTTTTTTGTATACTTTATTATATAACCGCAGTTACTTCAATTTTTGCGAAACAGTAGAATTAGAGGTAACGCTGTGTAAACTCTGCCGGCGTCATAATCGGTATTCCGTGCTCCGTGGCATACTTCGTTTTATTCGACACATCATCCTTCGTTTTCACTATCAATATAAACGTATTTTTACCAATCGAGTCATCCAATACACCGCCCCGCTTCTTTAATTCTTCTATGATTTTCGCATCTCTAACCTTGGTCATAACTATGCGCTTGCCGTATAGTGGGTCCGCAGTATCGACGGCCACAAGTTCGTTTTTCGGGACTTCCGTCGGCTTCTTTAACTTATCATCCAGTCCGCACGCACTCAAGAAGGTCAAAAACGCAGGTATATTTTCGGCAAACGACTTGGCGTTTTCCGGCCCTATTCCTTTAATGCCTCGTAACATCGTTATCTTTTGTTCGGTCGTCTCGGGGCTCATCAATATATTCGGGAACGCTTCCATAATAGGTTTAATCTTGCGTTCGCCAATGCCTCTACCAAATTGGTTCGACGCCGCCATAATATCTAATAGGGTGGCCTTGGCGACCTTATCATGAATGCCATCATATATCTTATCAATCATTTTCGTTTTAAACCCCTCCACACCCTCGAAATCCGTCTTTTCCATACGTAGGATTTTCGGTATCGTATCAAACCCCGCGTTCATGATACGGTTTACGTTTCCGCTCGATAAACCGTCGACCTCTATTCCTTTAAAGAACTCTGTAATATTTTTCTCTCGGACCGTTACATCTTCTCCTGCGTCGTCCATAATAATATCTATATGCGTATCTGTCCAGTGATATGGGACATCGGGCATCTTGGCTGACACGGCCGGCACAGTTACCGATTTAATATGGGGAATAACATCGCCCGAACGTATAATTTGTATGGTTGCCCCAATACCGATTTTATTCGTCTCTATGAACGCCCCGTTAAATCCAGTGGCGTATTCAATAGTAACACCGGTTAATCGAACCGGCTCAATGCGAACACGGGGTTTCAAATAGCCCGCCTTACTTGGTGTCCATATCACATCCACCACCTTCGCTTCGGCAATTTGGTCGGAAATAACCATTTTAAAGGCAAACGCATGCTCAGGATTGCCAGATTTTCTAGAATGGACATGGTCATCAGCTACAATAACGCCGTCTATTTCGTATTTATAATTCGTTCGCCAATCCATCAATGTTTCGGATAACATCTCGTTCGATAGCGTATCTGTGGACTTGTTTTGAACAACTTCGTGTCCCAATTCCGCCAATTTGGCCATTTGCTCGCTAGGTTTCAAGCCGGGTTTGATAACTTCGTAGGCGACAAAATGTAAGTCTTTGGTCTTATCATCCATGGTTTTACTATTTACGATGCCCGATACGAGATTACGAGGGTTGGCGAACCTATCCTTATATTTGGCGTCAAAAACGGCCTTGGGAATGATAAACTCACCGCGCACCACATAACCCTTCGTTTCGGGTAGGTTCAATACGCGTAGCAGATGAGTAACGTCTTGGCCCACTTTTCCATTACCGCGCGTATATAATTTGGGGACTTCGCCTTCCGTCGAATACATACCAGATACGCCGTCTAATTTACACGATAATACATAACCGCCCTTATATTTACTCGACCATGTAGTAAGCGCATTCGTATCGGGTTTGATTTTATCCATAGATGCCATTTCGTAGGGGAGGGTCACCTTGTTTTTATCTACGGGCGCGCCGATATCTTGTAATACCTCGTTTTTGGGGTATTTGTTTTCCATGTATTCTTTTACAATATCGTATTCGTTATCAGACATGAGTGAGGTCTGGGTATTATAATAGGCATCGTTGGATACAGTAATCATTTGCGCAATGTCTTTTTCGGATAGTTTTTCCAACACACTGATGCCTTGCTTTTTAAAGTTCTCGATATTTTGTCGCGCAACGTCATTTGTAGCCATCGTCACGTCCTTATCTGTATGTGCCTTATCTATATGCGCCTTATCTGTATATACCACTACCTCTATATTTGTTTCTTTGTCCTTCTTTTTGAGGGTGACGCGGCGTTTCATTTGCGTAACTGGGGATTTATGAACGGTCGGCATTATCGCCGCAGTGACTTCAGATTTTGGAATTACTGGCACTATGGGAATTTCATCTTCTGTCTTGGATGAAACAGTAGTTTGGATAACAATCGGTGATTTATCGCGTATTTTAAGTGTCCTCTTTTTTCTGGGCTTTTTGGGCTCCGTAGGTTCTCTCTTTTTGCGCGTTTCTTCTTGTAAAAGACGTTCCTTTGAAATTTCCTTGAATGGACTTACAGCCTTGGGCGTCCCTACAGCCTTGGGCGTCCCTACAGCCTTGGGCTTATCTAGACCTACACCTACACCTAGACCTAGACCCGCCGCGAGTTTGACCACGGCCCTGCCATCGACCCTCTCAACCGGTTCCTTAAATTCCAATTTCATATATTGGAAAATATCCTGTTCCGTAGAGAACCTATGCGCAACTTTATCTTCCTTTTCTTTACCTGGCTGTTTCTTATATAATCCATGTTCATTCAAAGACAACCCCTGTTTCAATGCCTCACCGCGCATAACCGTATTAAACGCCTTACTCCCGGTAAAGTATAGGATGGCAAAGGGAAACTCCTCTGGACTCGTATACATAAAATCGACTCGCCGCGCCTTTTCTTTATCGGGTAATTTGGCAATAACTAAACACTTGGTTTTCCCACATGATAATATCTCTAATAAAATACCGGTTCTCTTCAATTGATCTATGAACTTGGAAAACGTTTCCTGTTGGGTAGACGTAATAATAACATCTATATCCCCCGATGACTGGGCGCCGCGTCTATAACTACCCACGATTTCGTATTGGTCTTCGGTTTTATTCGTAACAATATCAAACTCCTTTTTAAATAGGGCATTATATTCATCTACTTCTTCCCTAGGAATGCGCTCTAAAATATCCTCGTAATATTTCAACCCGGCGCGCTGGGTTTCGTTCAATAGTTCCGATTGACGGTCTCGTAATTCGGCGAGGGTTTTTACGCCTTTTTCGACGAGTTCCTTGGCCTTTTTGGGTCCGACGCCGTAAATTTCATTGAATATATTTTCCGGGTTCTCTTTTTCTCGTTCAAATAAAATTAGAGTTCCGGTGTCATCGTATTCTTTCAACTTTTCTAGAATGGTAGGGCCGATATTCGGCTTCCCTTTGAGTTGGTCGGGGGAGGTAATATCGTCGACAATACCCATGACTGTTTCTTGGGCCTTGGAATATGCCCGGCTACGTATAAAATCTCCCTTTTTTGAGAGAACTTTGGATAATCTCTCCAAAACATCTATATAGATTTCGTTCCTCCGTGACATGGTTTGGGGTTTATCAATAAGTTCTCGAATTATCAATTTTCTTTTCTTTTTGGTAGTGTTATGAGAACTCATGGGTCGTATAGTATATGGGGATATATAATACGACCCATATTACATATATTTCAAACTTCTGGCCTCATCCGGCGACGGATAATCAATGAAAATAGGCAAATCATATTCATATTCTTCCATTTTTGGAAAACCACTTATATCGTTGCCCATTCTTTCTATAATAAGTTTTTCATTTTTTAACTTGGATACGTCGACAAGCCAACTATCGGGCATAGTTCTACGACCCATCAATATACTCATAGCGTTTCGATACCAGGGATATACTTTTTGGCATATATTTGGTAATTTTTCTATTTTACGAATAAATTCCTTCCATGTTTTCGATGTGTCCCATATGGGCCGGAATATTTGATTCAGGTCTTCATTTCTGAAATCAAAATATTTAGGTTTCATGTCAGGGTCGTCGAAATTCTTGGCGTAGGACTCGTATAAAGCCACGTCTTCTTGGCAATAAGGATACGCCCCTAATTTATCATGGAACCAACTTCTCTGATGAAAAAAATAGTAATAATGTCTGTAAGAAATAGTAACCGTGGTTTTATCGGGCAAAACACACCAAAAATGCTTATTTTCTAAAAATTTGATATGGGATACTGAAGTATAACATTGTAATACCTGAACGGACACACGAAATAATAACACCGCGGCTTCGTCTTGTATATTTATTTCTCCACCTGCGCCGGCCAAATGTAACCAATACAATTCAATCTCGTCCGAATTATCCGTAGCGTAACTATATTGTAGACATCTATGGCCATCGGCAATTTTCAGATATTCATATGTTGGCTGACCTGGATATTGCGATATAGATTTCTGAACCGTATATATTTGGTTATCTGCCTTTATGGTATAAGGCGGCGAATCCATTATATATGCGTTATATAATAGATATAATATAGACATTATTGAGAACCTTCTATATGTATTTCAGCTTTCTACATTCACGCGGTATAGGACAATCCGGCGCAACAAATAAATCATATATATAATTTTTCATTCTAATTCGGCCGCCCGCTTGTTTTTCAACGCGTTCTACCTTAATATTTTTCATATTTAATTTACCAACGTCGATACGTAAGTTATCTGGCATCTGAGATCCACCCATAATTATTGATGCGGCACTGAGATACCACGGGAACATTTTTTGGCAAATGTTTGGAAACTTTTTTATTTCATTCATAAATTCTCTCCATGTTTTCGTAGAATTCCATATCGGTAAAAACAATTTATTTAGGTCGGCATTCATGAAATCAAATTCCGAGGGTTTCTTAGTAGGATTGTCGTAATTAGATATGTATGATTCATAGCGCAAAGCATCATTCTCCGGTATCGGATAAGCACCAAATTTGGCATGATACCATGTTTTTCCATGTAGAACAAAATAATACCGATTCAAAAATATTTTAACAGTAGAGTTATTTGGTAATTTACATAAAAAATGCGAATTATCTAAAAAATCTATATATTTAACGGGTGTATATTGACGCAGTGCCTTTACTGAAGCATAAATTAATAACACAGTATTTTCTCCTCGAATAGTAACTTCTCCGTCAGCACATTTTTGTCCTGCGGTATGTAACCATTGTAACACCACGTTATACGGATTAATATCGTTATATACATATTCCATACACATATCCTCACCACCCACTCTCAATAAATGTTTAACTGGTTTATCTGATGAATATGCCAAAGCCACCGATTTTTTTACAGTAAACTGGAAGTTTCCCGCCTTGATTTTATAGGATTCGTTGTCAGGTAAAGACATGATGTATATATATTATACATTATATTTTTATATTATTGAGAACCCACTAACCAATATACAGTTAAACATATTAGTGACCAATCAACACTCTAATTCCATCGCCAAGCTGGCCTTCCCTGCCTACGCATATCGCTTAATAATATAAACAATATCCATCTGTCCATCTTGACAATGAGAACCCGACATGGACCCTATACCATGGTTCAATATATCATCACTGGCAAAGGACGGGAATACCATTTCTTCTTTCGGCTTTTCTATTAAAAAATAATTATCGGTGCCGTTGAGAACTTTCATGACGTCTTTCAGGTCCAAATAACGGATAGGTAATCCCAGCTGTTGTATATTGAAATACAAGGTGTTTGTTATCACGGTATGTTCCAATAGCGCCCATGTGGTAGGCAGCGTCCAATCATCTTCTATTTCACATAAGCAGCCATAAAATAACGAATTACCTTTCTCGCCCTGATTAATCATGCTGCGGATTTGGTTTTTACTCGCCAAATAATAGGAGTCTCCTACACGAAAGGCCATATGATCTTCCTTATCCTCTTCGATATACCGAACTACATTTACATTTCCCTCTATCACTTCATAACCCTCTGCTGCTGGGTCGATTTCTAATGGGCCGGCGCATTCTAGCGGTTTTTCGGGAGCGGACTCTCCTTCACTCGACGGATCGACCGTTTGATTTTGTTGTAAATGTTTCTGACGTAAATGCTCACGGAATTGGTGCTGAAGTCTTTGTATATTCTGAAGTTGTTGTTGTAATATACGTAATTGAATTTGTCGCTGTCTTTCTTGAAGTTCCTGTTGTTGTAATTGCCGTTGCCTCTCTTCAAATTGCGCTGCTTGTTGCTGCTGCTGGGCATATAATTGTTGCTGAACAAGGTCTTCTTGATGATGACGCTCTTGTATCACTTGCCGACGTGCCTGCTCTTTCTCTTGGGCTTCTTGTTCCTCCTTATCCTTCTTTTCTTTCATCCTTTGTTTTTGACGCTCTCTATAATCTGACATTTGTTGCTCAGGTGTAATAGTAAGTTGAATCGTATTTTGTAAGGGGGTATTGGTAACCGACAATTCGTTTTCTTTTTCCCGTTCCTTTTCCTTTTCCTTTTCCTTTTCCTGTTCCTTTTCCTTTTCATTTGTGGTAGGTAGTTCAGTAATAATAATCTCGGGCTCTGATTTTTCTTCGGGTAATAATTCCGTAGGCCACCCCCGCCGATTCGCCAGCTGAATATAATAATCAAAATAGTGTATCAATTCAGGGACGAATGAGTTGGTATGAATACTACTTTGCGGAAATATAGACGACTCTTTGGTTTCGGTCAAAGCATGTAATATGCCATTTATAAAATTATCATGATGGATTCGTTCATTGGGTATTCGAAATAGGTTGGTTTTAAAATTAGACGACGACCAATTCGATATCTTGACGACGATATCTAGAGTATAGTCTTTTTCTTCGATTCTTTTCATTAATACAGATATGTATAAGAGGTCACTTATGAATGTAAGATATTCGTCTTTATCTAAAACCCCGTCTCCGTTATAGTCGTATATGTTAAATATATTTTCGAGCATTTCACTTAGGGTTAAATTTAACTTGTCTTTACATGAAAATAGCTGAAGTAGAAAATGGTTATTGAAATTTGGGTCTAGGTCCATGTTGCTTATTTATTCGTATCTAACATCCTTCTATAAAAAAGCGGGGGGAACCTATGGTTAGAACCCGGGCTCATCGGTAAATACCTGAGGCGCGGCTACGTTTAATGCCTTATTTTCCGTAACAATGTTTAAAAAATCAGTTACCGAACCATCCATATGAAAATATACGAATGTTCCTAAAGACGCGCAGGCAAATACAATAATCGCATCTCTAACTAAATGTTTCAAGGGCTTCCACTCCTTTTCCAAGTATTTCATCTCTAGAAACTTGGCGAGGGCGTATAAAAACACTATGATCAGGGATATGACAAATACCTTTTCCATCTTATACACCGTTCAAATATTAAAAATAAAATAACCCACCGCGGTAGGCCCCTGCCAAAATTGAATACATAATATAACCGAAAACCCAAAAAATAAAACAATGATGGCTACGGGCGAGCCTCGAGCGTGGTCGAATACCGATTCTATCCCAAAAAAGAATATTTCGCCATCTCTGACCAAGACTGGTTTACTTGGCAAAAAGAGTAACATGGATATACTTTTAGAGAACTTTCATATGACACAAAATTACCCCGTCATTTACTTGGGGAAAACTGACCATACTGCCGTATGTTTATGTCCAAATACGAATATTGAAGAATGGTTCAATATCAAAAATATGGTCATTGATAAACCTCTCAAAAAAGGAATGATTATAACAGCGTATAAAAGGCAAAATAATAAACTATATGAAAATGACGTAGTGTTTATGCGTTGGGAAAATAAAGAGATTCATGAATGGCTAATGAGCAATGGGGATATTTTACAACTCGGGCAAGATTTCATTGACGGATTAACGGCGAGAGATAGGCGGTATATGAAGCTCTGACTTATTGTTTACATAATAAAATGTATTATGTAAATTTAATGTAGTAGTTTTAGTGCCCGTCGCAATCCATTTGCTCTAAACACTTTTTGCTTCCTAAGGCAACATCGCTCATGGCTATGCAACAGAAAGATAATCCAGCGCATATCGCTTCAATGCCATTTAGACATAGAGAGCAAGAACATTTGCCGCATTTCACAGTATCGGATACACAATTACACTTGGATTCGTCTCTTATCATAACCTCGGCGGCTACGGCTTGTTCGGGCGTAATGGCAGGGGCCGACTTTTCTTCGACGGGAACTTCCTTTTCCTCAGACATCTATATACAACGCGTCGATTTTTATTTTGACCCATGTTTATACGGTAGGTGGCGTGTCTAAATGACCTTCTTTATCTTCTTTATGGTTATTAATGCGCCCTATGGGTCTCGATATTATAGTAATAAATTGGCCAAGTTGTTATTGGTTTGGGCAAAAAGCATAGACATTCCAGATAATATGTGTCCGGCATACCATAATCCGTCTGATATCAGTAAATAATCCATTTTTACTAATATCAGGCAATATTTATTTTATTACAATAAATCAATGGGTCAATCTAAGTTAAAGGGAAGGGGTCTCACGAAGTAAAATGTGGGGGTCTCACGAAGAAAAAGGAAGGGGTCAAACAAAGTAAAAGGAGGGGGTAAGGGGGTTTCCGAAGGTTACCTTGGTTCCTCCTAGAGCTCCTCTATATCATTGAGCAAAACATCCATATCGTCTAGTCCTAAACTGGGTTCATTCAAATCCACCAGTCCGCTCAAATTAATATCATCCATATGTATTTTTATTCTTTCGTCATCATCCGAATCCTCCTCTTCTTCCAACTTACGCTGAATGGCCCTCTCCGTGCTAATTTCTTCTAACCTCTCGATAGTCTTCGGCGCCTCGACGTGTTTGACTAGATTATCGTTATCGAGAACCGAATCAATATCATTAAAAGATAATCGGGTAATAACAGGCTTATCATCTATGTTTTGGACGGTCGGGACTACAGCAGGAATTTCCTCTTCCGACCTAATTGGAGAAGGCGCCTCTTCTTCCTGTTCCTTCGCTTCCTCAACCGGCTCCTCGTATTTCTCTATAGTAACCTCCTCTTCTTGCTCGGTAGTCTCCTCCATATACGCGCGAATAATATCTTCCGTAGGGATGCTATCGCGGATCGTAATCAAAATACACTCTTGAATAATCGTCTCTAATTCGCGGTTATTCTTTTGGACTTGAAGCGGACTAACGTTTTTCTCAAACAAATACACGTTTTTATATACCGCACGCGCCACGTGAATATAGACCTTATGAATAAAGTTATCCAATTTCGGCACGGAAATATCAATCTTCTTTTGTTTATTGCCTACGCGAATACACGTGAGAACTTTGAGTTGAATGATATGGACACACGTAATTAAGTCCTCTAAATAATTACAACCGCTCCTCTCAATAATACGCCTACGCTCTTCCTCTATAATAACGGCGTTCCACTTGGGAACACGCGAAATCAAATTCTGAAAGGTCATCAAGTATTTATTCGCCTCGTTGTTTTCCAAACATAAATTCCATGCCTCGTTAAAAATCGATTTAATACCTTCGGCCACTAGCGGTGTGAAGATACTGACAAGTCGACTCGACCACTCGTTGCGCGATTCGTGTAAATTAGAAATAACGAAATCGTCCATATACCTATAATGGAAGAACATTCTTTATGTCTTTATTTGAACGTAAAAATATAAAATCCAATAAATAAAACAACAGTAATTTTTCGCATCTATATTCCGACTTTATTTTATCAAAACACATACAATAATTCGCCTTTTCACCATCACTAAATAACTCTGTGCCTTTCATCCAATCTATCAGGTCCAAACAAGAAAGTCCTCGTTCATACCACTCATTAGATAAGTCTACTAATGCTTCGTGGGTAATCGACCGCGCAGGCTGGTTTGCCTTACTTTTTACAGGGGATGTTGCGATAACAATACCCGTCATTTGTTCGTTTATCCATTTTCTGTCATAATCGCGGCTTAAATTGCCCTGGTAATACTTTTCCTTGGCCACATTATGTAAATTTACAATCTGGCCGTTTTCGATATGTTCCGGTACGTATATTTCGCAAAAACGCGATAAAATCGGATTCAATAACTTTTGTTTATTTTCTACAATGATAAAGAAGCGGGTATTATAACTAAATAATTCTATACAGCGGCGCAATGCCGACTGCGCATCGATGGTCAAACAGTCGGCGTTTAATAGAACGATGGTCTTAAACGTAACCCCATTATTGGATTGTATATTGGTTTTGGCGAAGAACTTGAGTTCCTCTCGAATAAATTTAATACCCTTACCATGTGCGCAGTTAACCATCATGACATTGGTCTTTAATTTCTGCTTATCGTTATTGTATATCTTATTTAAAAAGTTATTCACGATGGTTCGCTTTCCAGACCCCGACGACCCATGAAATATGATATGAGGTATCTTATTCGACTTATGGAAATAGTTCAACTTATCGCCGATGTTTTTATGAATAGATAGGTCCATAACCACGGGCTCCGCGACCTTTTGTTCTTTTTGTGCGAAGAAGTTTAACATTGGGTTTGTGTAATCTATAGATAAAGTTCTATATGGATTTTACGCAAGTATAATGTCACTCACCATATATTCGCTCATATTCGGCAACAATTTCCGAACGTTGAATATGAGCCTGAAAATACAGAATATCGTCTATACAAATATATGTGTCCTCTTCGCAAGACGCATGTTCGTCATTCAATAAATATTTCGCACAGAAATGGGCGGTCAAGTCCTGATATTTCAGTAGGGCCCATAGAGAAAGCGAATCTATATTCTTTTCCAAAGTTTCGATATCATATTTTTTATATTTGATATCGTAATCAGTAAGAGACATGGTTATATATACAACCATTCCTATAAAACGCCCATCAATTTTACCCGGTTCTCTACGTCTTCTTTTCAATACATAACTGCTTAGTAAATGCGAACCGTTCATGATACATCGTTTTGCGAGTCACGTTACACTTTAAACAGGCGATCGCCACGTTTTTTTTATTATGCCCAAAGTCGTTATCTATTCGTTCCAGAGTCCACTGTCTCGATTCCCGCGCAGTTTCGTATAAAACATGGACTTTTTGGTGACAATAATAACACAGGTTCTCACATTCCGACATTAAATTCAATACTGTTTCTCTATCCACGAATTCTTCTTTGTTATAAAGACCCTTTTTCGTATCTTGGGAACGATAACCCCCTATTTTCGCGTCTAATTCGCGGATTATTACCGACGAAATAGCGGGGTTCTCTATTTCATCGCCATTTTTAATTTTTTTTATATAAGCCAACTGTTCATCTAAAGATAGCTGTGTAATATCAAAGGCCCATTTATTGGTCGATGTTCGTTTTGATTTTTCGCCGAATAAAATGACCTTTTTATTATCAGAAGACATGGTATTTATCTTATAGGTCGGTAATAAGTTCTCATATTTAGCGGGGTATAATGCCGACCAATCACCCCGTTTTGTCTATGACGACATCCTTAACTATATTTTTTATTATTGCGCTTCGAAATTTCGCATCTTCTTGCTCGCCAATACCGCCAAGCGCAGTCTGTGAAAAAGTAACTAGCAAATCACTAGCCGGCGTGCTTGTATCCAAACAGTCAGGATTTTCCGCTTTCCATGTTACAAGCTGGCGTAGGTTTTTCCTTGCCAACTGCTTGACTGCGGTATTTAAGTGGGTCTTTTCACTATCTTCTTTAACCCATACATTATCCTGTTTTACGTAGATGCTCTCGCGTTTCAGGTCGGTGCAGTGGATGGGTCGCGAATATACATCCAACGCTCTCAGGCCATTCAAAAATATCTTACTGATTCCTTCTACAAAACCAACCTTTCCGGTTCTCTCAAAGTCCTGTGCTGTTACAACAAGAGAATTTATGAAATCCGATAGGTTAATAGCGTTTTTACACTGTTCGTTTAAGAAAAAGTTCAGGTTGAAATTATTACTGGTATTGCTGATTGTGTTGGCGTTTTGAACAAAGGGAGGGTTCGCTAGGTTTCCGTAGGTTCCTTGCTTTAATTGTCTTATTTCCTCCATAAACATTTTCCTATCTTCACGCATTAGTTCCTGTAATTCTTTATTGTTCTTTACTAATTCTATAACTAACTCTACACTAAGCGTGTTGGATAGTTTTGTATTTTCATTAATCGTATTTTCGGCGATATTACATACCTTCTTATGTCTCCATAGGCTACCATACGACATATAATATCTCCCACAGTCGCATTTATAGTCGTTTGTAGTATTACCGTTCGCCTTGTCTTGATGTTTACTAGTGGAAAGATGTTTATTATAATCTTTTGCGTTAGTTGTAGTGTAATTACATAGTTCACATTCGTAGTTTTTGGTTGGCTTGGGGATTTTTGGGGATTTATCCTCCCCATTTGTCCCCGAATCTTGTCTATCAAGGTGCTTCTTTGTCAAACAGTGTTTATGGTAGTCTTTGGGGGCACTCGTAACATAGTCACAAAGGTAGCATTCGTAAACTTTAGGATTTTCCGGGGATTTTTTCATCGACTATTCTTGGTATAATGGTAGATAAAAAAATCCCTAAATCGTCCCCGAAAAATCCTCGACGCCGAATGCGAAAAAATTATGCTGCGGCGTTTTGAATGAAAATTTTGGTAGTCAAAGCATTATGCTTTCAACGCGTTTTTTGGGGGTCATTTTTGAAAAGTCCCCGGGGTTTTGGACATTTTTAAAATGTCCATTTTCGTTTTTTCCAAACTAGAATTTCGTTCCATTTTTGTGATTTTTTTAAATTCTAAATAGAATTATTTAATTTTTTATAACAAGGGGGTTTGGTATTTTCTGATATGTCAAGTAGAACCGATCAATATTCAAGGGTGTAAACCAGCAAGGCAATTATCCAGTAAAAAAAGTGATTATTATCATATTCGTAGCGTCCGTATCTATACAAGACCCAGTTCATAATTATATTGAAGGGTCGTTCCGGAATATACATTACCTATCTCAATTAAACACCCATTCGCATATTTAACGATGGGCTTCAGTTCATCCAAAATCGTATCGTCCAACGCGGGATTGGTTTCATAAAGTTTGGCACTGAACCGCAGAATAATATCTGTCGAAGTGGTCATCAATAATTCAATTATATTTCGAATTTCCCTCTTTTTTTCCAGCTTTTTATCGGTTCTCTGTAGAATGACTTTAAATTGGTCTTCGGAAATCATATTACGCATATATCGAATACGCAATTCTTCGTTGATAGCCGCCCGATTAGGAACGTTATATTGACCAAGTGTAACATGCCGCATATGGAGAATATTACGCACAATTCTTCCTAGATAACCTTCATAATAGTCACGCTGCGGATGGTGAGCAAAAACGTCTTGAATTCTGTTTCGGATTTCAGTATAAGTCATATGGGTTAGCTCATTATGACAGGGAATGTCGCCCGGATTACGTGGGACGGCATTGCCGTTGCGACGAAGCCATTCGAAATAGTGGGGATTATGGACGACGGATTCGATGCGTCCTGTGCGCCAATTAAACGCAGTATGGCATTGAGTGCACCACATTTGATCGCAATTTCTAACGACTGTTTTATCCTTCAATACGAAACGCCGATTATCAGTAACCGTCCAACCATAATATTTTCCTTTTCCGAGATGAATAACATCAATATGGTGAACTTCGCCTGTGCTTTTATATCCAAAACACACATATTTATCGGAATCATCCATTTTTAGATAGTCATCCACTAACATTTCTATTATAATGCCGTCGTGCTTCAATACAAGAGTGTGTTTACTATTAACAATATACGATTCGGTGTATTCTTGAATGACTTTATATAGTTCATCTTCGCCGCATACGATATCAGTTACGTGTCTGGGGGTTCCGTCGTCGCCAATAAGAATATCTCCCACGGTTATATCTTGCGATAGTTTACACTCATGGTCTGTGCCCCAAATTGGAATAGGTGTATTTTCCCCAAAGCATCCGTTTATCTTAAAAATACCCGTCCGGCATTTGGGACAAGGCTTAGTATCGCTATCTAAAAGTCGGGCAGTAGCGAGAGTATCCGGATCACACGTATGCTCTGCGTCTCGAGTATCACCTTTGATTACATGACAATCGGGACACGTCCATTGGTTACAAATACCACATTTCCATTGGGTGCTTAAGAACCCGCGGCAGTTTTCATCGGGACATTCTCTCACAAATTCGACCTGTCTCACCGTTTCGCTATGTTTAAGCCTGCGCGCCTCAAACTCCAAATTCCAGCGTTTTTGATAGAGTTCATTCATTTTAGCGGTTATAATTCGCTTTTCTTCGTTAATCGCCTCGATACGAATATCGCGTTCGACGAGAGGCTGGGTGGAAGGAAGAAGAGCGCGCTCATTATCAAAGAGTAGTTGCTCTCGGCGCTCCTTCAATTTACCTTTAATAAAAGATGCTGTAAATAAGGTATGAATATGTTGACGCGTCCACTGTCGGTTACACGCAGGACTCATACATTTAACTGTATTATCGCCTAGCACATAGGTTTCGCAGCAGGTTCGGCAGGCGTCAAAGTTACAATATGGACATTCTACGCGTTTTCGCGTCGTCAAGTTGAATTTAAAGTCGCAAATTTGGCAAACGGTGGTCATTGTTCTAGATATAGAAACACAATGAAAAAAACAACGGTTTCAATTTTTGAGGGGACTCCGAAGGACTCCGATGATTTCAATGCCCCCTTCGGATTTCCCCTTTTGAATTATATATATTAGATAAAGCCTGTTTTTGACAAAAGCAGTTATAGAATGACCCGCCCTGCCGGATACAAGAATGTCTGAATATAATTCGCCACATCCCCGGGCAACTTCCTACGAAGAGCGGTAAGCTGTTTGATTTTATAGGTTCTCACTGTCTCATTAAATAATACCAGTTTTTCATTCAACATATTCTTCACCGGTTGAAACATGCCATTATAATAATGTTGCCCGGGTTTCCGTTGATGAAATGTATCCAGTCCATAGATATATTCCGTTTCTTTTACAAGCTCAGCGCAAATGGCATGGTAATCGAATAAAACCTCCATGCTAATTTTTGCCAAATAGTCCAGATTTATTTTCGTAAAATAATGGAATAATGGGGTATGTTTTTGGTCACAATAGTATTGAGGCCACGGTGTAGTATTATAATAGCTACTGCGGTTCTTATAGAATGATATATACCCATTCTTGCCCGTCGAAAGCGTTTTAAGATTATGTAGTTCGGCTAGAAAACTGGCATATCGGGCCCGGCGTCTTTCTTCATATACGGCGTCCATAACGTATTGAAATACTTTTTTGAAATTAAAATGGGCAAAATAAATTCAATTTTTGAGGGGGAGTTTCTGAAGGTTCCCACATAATATATAACATTACAAAACAAGATAAACATAAGTTTCTATAATAGTATAAAGGCAAAGTATAAGAATTATGTTTAACATGGCAAATGAGGCGACGGAAAAAGCGACGGAAAAGGCACAATCCCAAGAAGACGATAAGACAGCGAATAAATACAAAAACGTCATTAATATATTTCAGTCCGAATCCAATGAAGTAAACTATAACACCATCGATAATCTGTTGGAAAAAGAGAAGCAGCATAACAAGACAGAATCATGGAATAAGCTAGACAAAACAGTAAAGATTCAGAAGTTACATAGTTTTGCGGAAAAGTATGGAAAGGAGCATAGTTTGCCAGTAAAGGACATCAAGACATTAAAGATGTTTTTTATCGCGTCCTTGGAAAAAAATAAGCTACAGAAGACCAAGGATGTGATATACGATAAAGATACAAAGGATATTACGTCTATTCCAGCTTTACATTTTAACAAAGAGGCCAGAAATTTTACGTTGCGTATTACGGATGTGAAGCGCGTATCTACTCTTAAGTCATTGACACCAAAGCGTGTTACGGAAAAAGAGACACCTGCCCTCTAGAACAACACCATAAAGAATAAAATGAGACAGAATCCCATTTTATTCTTTTACGCCACATACACATTAGTATGCGTATACATAGCACGCATCCGGACGTTCGAACGAAGTATAGTAAATACTATCAAAATTATCATAATTATATGATATCGTGCACGTTTCGACACCATGGTCGCGACGTCCATTTACCAATGCCTCGTCAATATACATATCAGCAGCTCTACAAGCAGCGAATATGCAAGTGACATTCAGGACAGTATGGATATTCGGCATTTCGATAACATATTTTTTACCAGTTTGAATATGCTTATACACGTTTTTAGTATAATTACACCTTACCATGACACTGTGTTCGGGACAAACAATAGTGGCTTGGGCCAAAGGAACTTCCTGTATCGAAATATGTTCCAACGCGTTTCGATAATAACTCTCTTTGCCAATCTTTTCCAGCTCATCGGCACTATTATTACCCTTTTGCTTCAATGCCTGAATTTCGCCGAGTTTTTTCTCGCAGCGGGTTTTTGAAGGAGGAATGGACATTTTAGAATGCTTTTTTGAATGCTTTTTACACTTTTCGAATGCTTTTATTTTATATTCAATTTTTTGTTGCCAAAATTGAAAATATTACGACGAAACATACCAAATAAAATAGAAAGAACAAACATGTCGGTTTATCAACATGTCCGGATGCCTTTGTCTGAAAAGCAGCAAGTTATGGATAATATATCTGATAAAAATCAACCGAGAAAAATAATCGTCTGTTCCAATGGTAATTCTTTTATGTCTACTCGTTCATTTACACCGAATACATCGTCATTTATGTATGCCAATAAGTGCCAGTTGACAACAATGGATGTGCTAGAAAGACAATTGAAGTGTAAACTAACCATGGTTAGACGTTAGATGTGACGGGGCTAATTGATAAAGCCCGAAGGAACCCCTTCCAAAATTGAAATAATAATTGTTTTTTTCAAAGTAATCAAAACCTAAAAACATGTCGATCCGAATTATTCTATTTGTAACTATATTCATCGCATTTACTTCCTTTCGAACCGTCGATGGGTTCGTTAGAGGGCGTTTTGTTAAGGTGAATCGAAGAAGACAAAGCCGAAAAGCAGCGCGCAGTGATTTTGCCAGAAAGTGTATATACGCCAGTGAAAAGTTCCCGATTGCCGGAGACACGTGCCCCGCCCGACCCAACTGGAATTTCAAGTATATATATGGCGCCGACCCAGATGTAGAGCTTTGGACATTTCAACGATATA